ATGGCAGGAATCAGAAAAACTCTCTGCGGTACGTATGAAGTTTACGGTTATAGACTTCAGGCTGACGGAACAAAACAGAGATTCTCCAAAACATTTAAAACTCGGGCTGAGGCCAGACGATTCAGCGCTGAGTTAGACATTAGCGCCGAGGAGCGATCTTCTTCAATTACGCTGGCCGCACTGATTGACGAATATATTTCAGAAGTCACTTCCCAGAAACGCTCCAAACGTACAGAAGAAATCCGACTGAGACGCCTCCAGAGAGACAAACTGGCTACTAAAGCATTATCGACTTTCACAAAGCGGACGATTGAAAACTACATAGAACGCCGCCTCAGCGAACGTGCTAAAAACAGAGACAACTATATTTCACCGTCCACAGTGAACAGGGAACTGACAATTCTCTCTGACGTTTTCCAATTCGCTATTAAAAACGAGCTTACAGATGTGAACCCTTGCAGAGGTGTAGAGAAACCTCGGGAGCCAGAACACCGAGAGAGAGTTGCTTCAGACGAGGATATACAGAAACTTTTGCAGGCTAGCGGTTGGGACGGACACACAGTGCCAAAGAACAAAATGCAACTTGCAGTAGCAGCTTTCCTTTTTAGCTGCCAAACGGGAATGCGAGCTGGTGAGCTTTTAAAGATTGAATATTCTTGGTTAGGTGACAACGTGCTTCATGTGCCTGCTGAGGCTACAAAAACATTGTCTAGGAGGGACGTGGCCTTGTCTGCAAGAGCTCGGGAAATTCTTAAATTAGTTATGGAGCTCGAGTATGAACCACGGATTTTTGGCGGACTTAACGATCACAACAGAGATACGTTATTCCGAAAAGTGAGGGATCGGGCCGGTCTTGGGCCTGAGTACGATTCTCAAAACCGATTGATTAAAGAAGGTCTGAATTTTCATGACGGCCGCGCAACTTTTGCGACGTGGGCCGCGAGCCCTGATCCAGAAACAGGGGCGCCCCGTTTGGACGTTCTGGCATTGGCCAGACAAACGGGGCACAAAGATTTAAAGATGCTCCAGAGATACTACAGAGCTAGCGCCGAGGAAATAGCTAAGCGGCTGAAATAGCGAGCTTGGCACGGGCGTGTCTTTTGTTTTCCATGTAATCGTCAATGTCTTTTGTGTACCAACGATCACGCCCGTTCTCGGAGAATGCGTCAGGCTTGGGAAATTTGGGATCTTTCATTACCTCACGAGCGGCCGACGATCCAGGAGCAAAGCCAATTCGGATTTCTACTTCTGGACGGGAGAGTGTGAGCTTGGTTGTTTTCTGAATCAGCTTTTCGGCGATCTGACTTGAGAGTTTGTCGGCCACCATGCTGGACAATTTGTCATAGTCAATGTTATTCATAGCTTGAAACCTTTACTCCGTTATACGCACCATCCGGGCGCGTCATTAAGTTTTTTGTTTTGTTCCAGAATTTGATGATGAGTTTCGGACTGTCCTTAACAATCTCCTCCATTACTGGGAGAAAGAAAGTGACAGCCTCCTGAATCGTTTTGAGCTCCTCTCCGGTCGGAACGTAGAACTTAGCTTTGTTCTTGTATGTCCGGAGATATAACGATGTCAGGTTGTCAGAGAGAGCACACTGCAGCTGATTAGCAAAAATAAGATCTTCTTCGCTCAATCGGTCCTCCCCCAGTTCACTAAAGGTCACGCCTGTCAGGTTGCTGAAATCGGTCAGAGCTCTCATATCATCTCGATCAAACGTGCCATTGGGCAATTTAAGTTCAACTGAGAATCCAACATTCGTCATCGTGTCGATAATCACATCAATTCGTTCTTCAGAAATGCGAGGAATCTCAATCCTTCGACACGTGAATTTTTTCCGAGGTTTCTTGTTCCTGGGCATTGTCAGAACCTCACGCGGTCGTTAATGATCATGTCAGCAAACTCGACGTAGTAATCGCAGTCAGGACGAGCGAATCTCACATGAAAACGAAGCGTGTACTTTTTTCTTGACTCATCGGTGATACCTAACGTTTTGAAAAACAACCAGTAGATTTGCTGAAGTTTTTTCTCTGAGTACGGTGCCGTGGTGTCAGCGTGAATTACGATAGTTTTCGCCCACTCGGGGATTTGAATATTTTCGGTTGTTTGCTTCAGGCTGATTCTAGTAATGTTCATTTTCTTCTTCCTTGATTCTTGATAACTGGCGGTCGGCTTTTTCGTTCATTAGCCGAGTGATTTTTTCGTCATATTTCGGGGACTCAAGCAACAGATATTCCATTTGCCGAGACACTAAGAGAACGTCAGCTATTTCTTCGTCCGTTTTTTCCATAGCCTCAGCTCGTTTTTGAGCGATTGATTCGCCGCCTTCACCGTTCTCTTGTTGAATCATGAGACCGACGTTCTTCAAAGTAGCAGCAGCCAGTTCTGCGCCTTCTTCGGCCAGTTTGATGGCCTGAAGGTCCATGCCGTAATGGTTCGCAATAGCTTGTAGCTTTTCTTGTAAATTCATTTGATGAGTCCTTGTTTTCTAAGCCGTTCTCTGACTTCCCGTTTGATCTTTTCTGATCGTTCGCGCCTTGCCTGTCGTTCTTCCGGTGTTAACGTCAATTCCTTGTAAGCATTGGTGATGGCCTTAGCGGCTGCTTCTCTTGTGATGGGGATTGGTTTCCCGTCGTCTGAGTAGCCTGTAGAGTGAATAAATGGACGCCAGGGATAGTCGTAGCATTCATCCATGTAGACATCAGAGGCTTCGCAAAAATAGGAGTTGAATGTCTGAGCCCAACATGCCATAGGAGGGCTCCAGTAGTTTCTGAACTCAACCCTGATTCGATACTTCCCGACCACCTGTTGGAAGACGGCTTCTGTAAATTCCATTGGTTCTGTCATTGTTTTATCCATAAAAAAAGAGCACCCGGGAAACGGATGCTCTGAGTTTTGATTTGTTCATTTAGTGCGGTACTTCGATTAGGATTGAATCGAAAGGAAGGGACATCTGAACGTCTTTTTGATACTCGTCCATTTTTAAAAGCATCACTTTCTTTTCATCTTTCCATTTGGCGAGAGAAGAGGCGCAGAAACTAATCTGCCGTTTTCGTTCGTCGAACTTTGCCTCCAGTCGTAGAGCCTTTTGATATGTCGACAGGTTGATGTTCTGTAAAGCCTTCACTGCTGCTTCGAAGGCTTGAGCAAATCTGATTTGGAACTTTTCAGCTCGTGGACCGTTAAGTTTCATTGAAAGGATTTCAAAACCTAGACGATTCATTCGGTAGGCTTTTGATTGAATATCAGCTCCACCGCTAGGATTTGGACGGTTTACCACCGTCGGCTCAAAAGTGAGCCGATGGTGCAGTTCAGGATTTCTTTTCAATAACCCATCAATAATTCTGAGAATGTTCTTATGTTTGTAGCCGAAGTATTCTGCGACAACAGTTGATAGAACGGTGGGAACACCGTCAATAATTTCTAGTGTCGGTGGTGCAAGACTGATTAATTCATTCATTTTGGATTCCCAATAAAAAAGCCCCTCAGTTTTTGAGGGGCGCCGGTTAATTAGTTAGGGCTTGGAAGCCGGTAGTTGATCCGGTTCCGATCTAAGACTTTTTTCAGATTCGATTCCGAGATCGCGGTTTCCGTCATTAGTGAATAAAAACGAGGCGAAAGGTCGGAGTACACAGCTCGAAGACCTGCGTAAACCTGTTTGTGCGTTGGTTTGGCCAGATCAAGTAAATAGATCAGGCGGCCAAGTGATTCAAGCTCATCATCCGAAAGAGTTTTCGGATCGTATGAAAACAGATAAGCATCTCGGGCAACTGGTGCCTTCAGTTCAACTTCTTGAATGAACTTCAAGGCTGTCTCAAATTTTGTCCGGGGAATCAGATCAAAGCGCGTAACCTGAAATCTCAGCCGAAGAGCCTTGTAAATCGTTTGGTAGTCTGCTGCAGAACGGAGGGCTCGTTTTGAAACTTCCTCCCGGATCGCTTCCTGCTGAAGAGGTGTCAGTGTTTCGAGGCGGTCGAGGGCAGGGCATTGATAATGGCCTTGCTTTCGGATTGCCGGAAGAACCTCATTTGTGACCCAGCGCTTGAATTGTTTTGCCTTCGGAAGTTTCGAGCCGAAGATCAAGGCATACAGGCCACTTTCGTTTACGCAGTTGACCAGTTGTTTGCGGTTGAGGCGGTCGAGCATTTCGACCTTTGTCACATCCTCAGGGTCGCAGTGTTGCGCAACTGCGTTTTGAGGTTTTGCGTAACCTAGAATTTTGCAAACTTGTTGGGCAATGAAAAGAGGATTGAGAACGTCCCCAAGAATCGTGAAGGATGATTCTTCGAAAGTGAAGGCTAAAGTGTTTGACATCTAATGTCTCCTAATGCGTGTTTGAAATCCTGCGCCACACGCCAATGTGGTGAGCAGGAACTTTCGGGTTGGCGTACCGTCATTAGGAAACGGCGTATCTTTCGATACCCCGAAAGTCCCGCTCGTAGAGACTTTAGATGGTGCCCTGTTTCAGGGCATCATGCCGACCAGCCATAAAAAAACGCCTTTCGGCGACTGATCGCCTAATGTCGGGACGCCAATCCCGCGTCTGTTTTTTCTACAGACGTAATTAGTTTAGCGACTTTCATGGCGATCTGTAAAGGAATTCTGATTTAACTGGATGCTTTTAACCTGTTTCTGCAGGGCACGCAGTTCGTCCAGAATCATCTTGAAAGCGAACCGGACATGCTTGCCTAAGAGATAAAGCTGGTACGAAAAGCAGGCCACGCATACGCAGAAACAGCCCAGTAAGAAAATGCTTTGAAAAGTTAAGGTCATTGTTTTAGTCCTAGAAAGAAAATAAGCTCCTCGGCCTAGAATTGAAGTTGTCAAGAAATCAATCTAAAACCAAGGAGCCAAAGGTGGAGGTTTTATTAACTTTTATCGGAACGGTGGCGGCGATCATGGCCTCTTTCTTTTCTTGGCTCGGGTATGTCATTAGCAAACGCGCTGAGGAACGCGCCAGACCTTGCATTGGCGAAAGCGTATGGTCGGAAACGCCAGACAGCTATTTCGTAACCTTGAAAATATTTCCGGGGCAATATTTCGTACAAACAAAATCGATAGAAGTTGCTGGTGCGAGACTATCGTACGCAAGAGACGTATCCGGGAATGGATGTTTACTCTCCTCAGGAGAGGAAGTATCGTGCCTTCCTTACACTGTTTCCGTTCCGGTCAATAGGGATATTGTCGAGCTCAAGGTTTGCATAACCCCTAAGCTGAAAGTACCTTTTGAAATCAAAGTAAATTTGGCCGGAGATCACAAACCGTTGGTTTACCACGTGTACGAAAATCCTTCTACCTCCCGTACACCCGGCGATAAAGTTTGATAATCATCCAGGTGTTAAACATACTGGCGATTGCAAGTGCAAGAATGCTGATGCCAATGCATGACAATAAAAGTGAATCCATATTTTTCCTTCAGTAAGTTATTGGCAAAATAAAGCCGCTTAATGGCGCCGGTGAAATCCTTTCGGAGAAGCTATTGGCATAAAGGCGAAAATTGTCTTCTCCCGAAGCCGCCAGATTCTCCCTTCGTAGAAATCAGCGTCATAAAAATTGAAGCCCTCGTCTATGTACCTGAATATGCAGATTTGATCCTGCTGCGGCTTGAACTCCGGATAACCGAACCATCGCTCCTCAGGCAGATACTCGCTCTCGAGGTCGTCAAATAGCGTAGGAGTTTGGTTGTCTCTGTCTTTCCAATACCTTTCATCCGGTGCCGGAGGATATTCACCAAATTTGGCCGGCAGGAAGCGGAAGAAATGGGTTGTATATGACGATGTTGGGATCGGCCCCAGCACTGAGTAATACGTTATGTCTACGAGGTCTTCAAACTTATCTGATCGCGTGATGGACATAACAATCCGGTGTTCGGGAATTGAATCTCCTGGGTAATTCATCCAGCGGTCAATATAACTAATATCTGTCATTTTTAAAGTCCGGCAAAAAGAGGTTCGTTCCGGATGTCCATCATGGCCTCCAGTGCCTTTCGTTCTCGCTCTGCTTTCTCAGCGGCTCTCTTTTGGCACCTAAGCCTGAATTCTTCGGAAGAAAATTTCATTTCATTTGCACGGAAGCGCTTGACCTCTTCGACGAGTTTTTTATCCTCGTCAGAAAGCTCGGTAGGGACGCCAAGTTTCAGCATGTATTTAATTGCTTCTCCTGGTGTCATAAGTCCAGAGAATTCATCCATTCTCTTGTTGAGTTCAGCTTCATCAACCTGGGACTTACCGGCAAAATAATCAGCCCGCTTCTCGAGTTCTTTCTCCTCAAATTCATCAGCAAACAGTGGAGCGGTCTTTTCAATTCGCGTGTGCATCCTCTTTTTTCTCATGGCCGCTCGTTTCTCTTCGTCCATCTTCCTTTTTGGTTTTGGATGCTCGAAGTAGATGCCAATGGCCCACGCGCTAAGGCCCCAATTGGCGGCCATAATCAAAGGAAGTGTTAACTCTTCCTCAAAAGGACTGCTGCATAAAATCTTCGGAAGGCCTGCAGGTCTCGGTTTATATGGATTCCTCCAGGTTATTGTGTACCTAAGATCAGACACCGTTCGATCTTTCATGTTGTCACCCAATAAAAAGGCCCTCCGAAGAGGGCACGTTATTTTTCAACTTTGAACGTCACTGGCTCCCAGGCGTCGTATGTCAATTCCTGTAAATCTCTCTTGGCGTACTCGCCTTTGTAGAAATATCCGAAATCGCATCCGGGCATCGTCAATGTTGCGTAGTCTCCGCTTTTGTAGTGACGGAGTAGAAAAATCCTTCCGTTGTAATGTGAAGCATTAGGATTCTTCTCAAAGTTGCACATCCGGCATAGAAACAGGCTTCCGTCCGGATAATCATCAAAAGGGATTGGGCCGGAGTGAGTCAATGCTATTTCCATTGGTTCACTCCTTATTTTCGTCTTCGTAATCGTCAAAGCTTCCGATTACATCTTTTGCCCTGAACACTCTGGTGTATTCATCCATGAGCGGATCTCCAGGCAATTCATCTCCGGTTCCAGCTTCATCCAGAGCATCGACCCAATCTTGCAAAAGACTATAAACGTCATCGTCAAAACGCTCTCTGAGCTGTTTTACGATCTTGATTTGTTCATCTCTATCCATGTTTTCTTTCCTTTTTATAAGGCTCAGGAAGTTCTTTAAATCCTTGTATTTGGGTCTGAATTTCTCCAACCCATTCGCCATCACAGCCAACGATTCCCCAGCGTCCAATACGGACCTCTGATCTCTCACCGATTTTTACCGTGATGAGGTATTCACCTTCTTCCGGAGGAAGGATCTCCGGATAAGGATTCCAAGCCTCTTGCTGGTAATCCTCGCAGAGAGAAAAGGCGGAAGAGTTGACTACGAAGGTCATCGATAAGAGTGGATTTACCTCTCTATAAAAACCGATAATCTCAGGAAACTCACGCCGATCAATGTCTGCATGGAAATTCTCGTCAATCTCTTTTTCGCTGAAGTTTCTTCTGAGAATGTTTGCAACCCTGAGGTCATTTGGTCTCCATTTCATTGCCATATTTGTTCTCCGTACCGGTAGGATCTGTCTGGGCTGTAATCGACATAACAGAACTGGCCCGGATAGGTAAGGCCCCGAGCAATTGCATTTACTAGTTCTGTTGTTTTTCCGTCGGCCGAAAGTCGCATGGCTTTTTTGATGATCTTTGTGGTTCCGTCATCCATAGCTGCTATGACACCAGCACAAATAGGATTGGCTGGAGCAGGTGTTGACCTTCTTGATTGTGGACGACAATGCAGAATGAAATCACACCACCTACAAAGTCCGTCTTTGACACACTGATTGTGGTCTTTCAGGTAGGCAGCGATCTTCACGGCTGTAGGTTCGTCCGCAAGAATGTACATCCTGTTTAAAAAGTCCATATAGGACGGCCATTTTTTATCTGTCCGGAAATCATCCCAGCAGGATTTAATTTCAATGCCGCAAAGCTCCATACCGTAGCCAATTCCCAGCACGTCTAGTCGGTGCTCATAACCGTTGCGGTAAGAGATTTCCGTATTCCAAACACCGCCGGAAACAAGATTTTCATTGAAAAATACATCTTTCTCTATCGCTTCTCGAAGTTCGTTACCCGGGTGAATACGATATTCAAACGTCCTGTGGATAGTGAATTGCGGGATTGCTTTGAAACCACGTTCGCCGAGGTAATTTTGTGCAATTTCGGTTAAAAGCCGTTCTTTTCTACCTCTTTCGGCTTGAGAGATATTGAGGATTGGATCTTCATCATTACACATCAATTTTCTCCCATCTCATCAATTCGGGGCCGGGAAAGGGAGTGTCAAAATCCATCGGATCACTGTTCGGTCCGCCAAAAACAAAGTCATCGTTCACATAAGTGAGGATTTCATAGAACTGCTCACCAGTTTCTGGATTGTTTAAAAGAACGATTATTTGATCCAGTTCATCAAAATGGTGATTTCGAGGATCGTCAGTGTTTTCAAGTTCTAGTTTCATTTGTTCGTCTCCGGTTGATATGGGGCGGGGAGGGATCTGAATGCAACGATGAGTCTGTCGTCATGGTCCTCCCAGGAGTAATCGATTCCTTCTTCAAACGAGCGTGTAAATGATCGTATAGCTAAATTTCCGTCTTCATCCTGCGTAAGCCACTTTTTCCCGTCAACCGGGGGCGTTACAGTCGGATATGGGTTCCAGTCGTTTTCTTGATACTCAGGAACGAATTCAACTAACTCTTTTTCGACTGTGATAGTTACACACAGACCTTTTTTGTTAACGGTAGATAATCGGAAGTAGTTATATAAATCGGTGTTTTTTTCAAATTCTTCATGAATTTCTTTATCCGTGAAGAATTGATTCACCTTCGCTTTTAATTCAGGGTCTTTAATCTTCCACATCGTTTTTCTCCTATACACATCCGCCACAGCAGCCGTGAGGTACATTCTCGTTAATCATTTTGAGGAGCTCGGTTTTGTGCTCCAAAAACTCTGGATAATCTTCAAATAGAGGTCCTGAGATATCTTTCCACGGACCCTCTTCAAGGTGCCAATCAAATTTCTCGTCAAAATAGGAGCGGCCGCCTGAAAGTAACCAGACATATCTTTCAAACGTTTTGCCGTTAGCCCTAAATTTCAAATGGCCTGAGCAGAGCTGTGGGTACTGGCCGTCATAGCCCATGAATTCCAATTTCATGTTACTTACTCTTATAAAAAACTAGCCAGAATCTGGAGACTCCAGTTTTTGAACTTGTCACTTTCTTGTCTCCGCATAGTGGAACAATAGGCTTGAAGAGGTGAAGAATTAGCGGAAGTGGAATGTCCTTGTCGGTCCATTTAAAAATTAGAGTGCCGTGAGGCTTAAGAACTCTCCAGCATTCTCTAAAGCCCTTTTGCAAATCTTCCTTCCAAGTTTCCTTGTTGAGGACTCCGTAAGACTGGGCCATGTAAGAGGTCTTTCCAAGGTTGTAAAGATGAGGGGGATCGAAGATGACTAAATAAAATGAACTGTCTCCGAAGGGAAGGGACCTAAAATCTAAATTTTGATCCGGGTGAACGTTTAGTGTCCGGTAATCACACTGTACGTAGGATTCATCTCTTATATCTCCAAAGAGAACGATAGGATTGTTTTTGTCAAAGTAGAATTTTCGACCGCCACAGGCGGGGTCGAGAACTTGTTTAAATTGTTTTGTCATATCCACATGAGGGCAAGTTGAACTTATTAATAGCCGTCATCTTTTTCCTAGAGCTGCTCGAAATATCTCCTGTTTCTCAAATAGCTTAATAACGCGTTTGACTTCTCCCTCAGCATCGAGCGGGCAAGAAAAGTATTGGTTGTTTAGGTGAGAAAATAAGAAGGCTCCGAGGTCTTTACCGTCGGACAGTATGAACAGGCTATATTCAAGAACAAACGTAAATCCATAGTCTCCGTAGTCCTTGATGAATCCGATAACTAGGTTGTAACCTAGTTCTTTATTCTGGTATTCAACTTGTTCTCGTCCATTAACAGTCTTGAACTTGACTCCCATTTGTTCCTCTCTTAGCCAATTGTTTCATCTCAGTGCATATGAAAATAGACCGTTTCTGTCGTACCAAGCACGCACGTAGTGCTTTGCTTCTTTTAAAGTTTTGAACTCTCTGATTGGGGGAGCACAATTTACAAAGAAAATGCTTTTCCAGCCTTTGTGCTTCTTAAAAAGAAATCCGCATAAGATGCCACAATAAAAAACTCGGTATATCGTCGGGCGTCCAGGGAATGATTTTTCAAAAATAATAGTCTGCATATTGTTAGGCCCCTCGTCGGGGCCTCCCTTATTGATTTACTTGTGCTCTTCAGTCTGTTGCTGAGGTTCCTGTTCGATGACTTCGGCGTCCTGAATGTCCTTGAAATCGTCAACAGAAACGGCATTGATGTCGATAACATCTGTCGGGTCGATTTTTTCCCCGGCCTCTCGTTTCGCGTCAACATTAGCCACCTGCAGGGCTTCAATTGAAACTGGCAAGTATTTGAAGAGGCGTCTGATAACCGTTTTCAGGGCCATCTGTTCAAAATACGCGTTCCAGATGTTCTTTGACTTAGCCTTCGCTTTAACAGCCTCAACCTCAGCGCGAGACATCACTTCGAACTGGTATCCGCCACCGCGCAGATTTGCGACTGCGTAGACAAAGGTGATCGGTTTTTTAACTCGGTCAGCTTCACAACTCGGCACGTGATGAATGTCCGGATGTAACCCGAGCTGGTAGCTGAACTCGTCACCTTCGTGGACAGCGAACGCAGACAGAGACAAAACTTGTCCGGAACGACGGGCAAGGTCAATCATGCCGCGATAGCCAAGGATTAATTGGCACTGGTTACCGTAGGGAACCAGGTAGGCTTGACCAAGGGCAGACCCTGGTTCAAGACCAAGCTGTGCCGACTGCATGACAGCACCTAGGAATGAGGCTGGAGTGGTGTTGAGAAGGGCTGGAGTTTTACGCAATTCGGTCGCGGCAATTCTTGCCATGCGATCAGCGCTCAGGTGTTTTGGAACGGCCAAGGCCAGTTGCTTTTTGAACTGGTCAGACAGAACTTGCTGAACGATTACCGGAGCTTTTGTCTTTGGTTTTGCGACTGGTGCAGAGGGTGCGCCGACTGCAGCGGCGAGTTGGTCGGATGTACTCATAATTTTTTCCTTATATGTAAAAAAAGCCCCTCATTACGAGGGGCGCCGGCTAAGAGTTAAGTTGTTACGCACACACACGCATAACGCGCGTTGTGCTTTCTTTCAGATAGTCAAAGTAATCATTCAGGTGTTCCTGCTTGAAGGAGTCGGAGTCGAAACGCTTGGATGTCTGTGTCTTGTACGTCAAAACCTTCTTGCCGTCCAAAGTCAGAATTTCGTTGTCCTTCATGTCGATCGCGATCTTGGCTTTAACCGCGTCTTGTTGCTTCTTGAGCTCTTTAATTTCGCCATTAAGACGAGCATATTCGCCGTAGTTAATAGCCAGATCACCTTGAGCTTCGATAGCTTTACCATTAGATCTCCCGTAGAGCTTTAGAACGTCCTCAATGTTTATCGGTTCTGGAGGAGTTTTAGTTAGAACATAGTTGTTCCAGAATGCAGAGCATTTTTCTTTGATGACTTGGAATACATCCGGGCGAGCATCAATCCAGTACATTCTGAAATCGGAACCGCCGATTAAAACTGCAAGGTACATGCCTCGAAGCCGCAGAATTCCGCAATACCACTGGATTTGCGTTTCATAATAAAGTGGGATTTCATGCTCTGTTCTCAGATTGTTTTGCTGGATCTCAAGTTCTTGCGAAGGCCCCCAGAGGTCTGCAGTAAATGCATGAGCGGTCTTGGCTTCAAACGCAATGTCTGTGGTGATCGGACGATTGCCATATTTGGCGATTTCTTTTTCGGTCATCTCCAGCGGACGAACTCGCTTAGCAATATCTGGATTGATAATCGCTCTGTCGATATTTGCGATTGCCCAGTCATTTTCCGGATCAACAAACTGGTGATTGACGTTTTGCAGTTTGAAGCCTGTTCTAAGTGCGAACTCTTTTGCGACAACTTGCTCTAATGTCGTCCCCCAGTAAAGAGAAGAGGTCATTTCGTGCTCCGGAGAAAGTCCGAGTTTGTCGTTCCAAACATCTAAAGGAGTTCTCCACGGGCTCAGCTGAAGCACTGCTGCTACATCAGAACCGCCGATACCCCGGCGCCGGCCTTCCAGCCACTGTTGTTTGTCTTTTGTCATGTTATTTCCTTGCGTGTGTTGGTGTAAAAAAGAACTTGGGAAATCTGTCTTTTTCTATGGATTCGTCATGAGTTCAGGGATGAACATCAGCAGGATGAGGACGGCGAAGAATAGGGCGCAGGCAAAAGCCACCAGAAAGACGTTCTCGCCGTCTTCCGTCTTGGCTTTCAGGACTCGTCCGATGACCGTCAACAACAAAACCCAACCTGCTGTGAAAACTGCTAACTGGATTCCATTCATGCCTCTCATGATGTTTTCTCCATGAAAAAAGCCCCGTCGGAGGGGCTCTAAATATTTATCTATGTGAAAAAGACCACATTTCTGAGTCCCCCTAAGCTACAAAAATTGGAACTAACAAAGTTTGTGAAAGGCCCGAGGGACTCAGAAAGGTGGTCTCAAGAAGTCCCCGTCTTTCCGGGGTGTCACCTCTGCGGGATAATTAATCTGCGAAGTTTTAACTATCTCAACGGAGGAAAAGGATGAATAAAGAGTTCGTTCAAGAGTTAATCATTGCTTTTGTTCAAAACGGTACGCTTAGCCTCCCTAAAATCAACATCGGGGGAGGTCGTGATGCAAAAGAGGATCAGGCCGAAAAAGACCTTTTCGAGGCACTAACCCGTATAGGCCGATTAGAAGAAAAGATGATCAAAGAATTTGAAGAAATTGATTTCGATCTGGAGCGAGCTGTTCAGATTATTCGTGCTCGCCATAGTAATCGGGACTGAAGCCAGCTGATCCTGTGGCCTTTTGCCCATGGTGAAGTAATTGCTCAAGCAGCTTGTTGGCTTCTAAAGCTTCGGATGACAGTTCTTGGATTCGCTTGAATTTATCCACTGATGTCAAGCTACTGTTTCTTTGAGCGAACTCAGTAAGAGTTAGGTTTCGCTCTATCAGAGTTTCTAACAATCCTTGCATTTCCTCTTTAGTCATCGATAGCGAGAGGTTCCCGCAACAAAGCGAGCACGGTACTTCCTGCTCTTTATCAGTCATTATTATCTCCTTTGATGGTCAATTCATTCAGAAACCTCTTCCGCTGCCGTTCAGTGAACAGAAGCAAGAAAATTGACAGGGAAGAGGCTTTTGAATGAGCTGTTAGAAAATTTCTAATAACTGGGTTCTATAATCGAGCCAGACGGACTGGATCAAGCCGACCCAAGAGATCGGCTCCAGACGGAATGCAGTGTGAGAACACTGAGAAATGCGTCCCAGTGGCGGGCGCCGGATTGTGTCCTAGTGGCACGCCGGCGCTTTTGATTTTCTCAGCAATACCTGCGTAGGTAGTTGTAGATTTCATCAACCTCCCAGCCCCGGCCGAACATCATGGCGTAGTCCCAGCAGTTTCCATAATCGAACTCATTTCGCTCGGCTAGCTTGTCGCAATACGCTTTGGCAGCTCTTTTCTGCTCCAGTAATTCGAGCCTTTGCTTTTTCGTTAATTTCTTCGGTTTTTCCATTTTTATCTCCTCAAAAAACAAAAACTCCCTCCGGAGTTGTGACACGCTAGGACGGATACTTCAGGAGAATCCGGAGGAAGTTTTTGTTTGCGCTCTACAGTTTCTCTTGCGAGAGCGCTTAGCTCACCCGGCTTACGATGCCGAGCCGCCTGAGTTACTGTTCTTGGTTTTCATTTCCTCGTTTGGTTGGTTTCTCAGGACCTCAACGCAGTTTGCTGTTCTTGATACTGCGTGCATCTCAAATGCGCTATTTGTCAGAGGTCTCTAGCTGAAAAATGCTGACTGGCTTCCCTTTTACCTAAGTCATTCATTTCACTGACTGCTGGTGTTCGATTGTCTGTCTTCGCGTGACCAGCACCGCCTGCACTTGGCCGTTTCGAATTTTTTCACTAGCAGGCTCTTTTTCTACCTGCTGCGTCGGCGTTTAGTTCTCCATGGCGCCGATTCTGAAATTGTCTTTATTGGAGGAACATCGTCTTGTCCTATAAATTTGATAAGCAAATATTACCATATAGGTAATAAATTATGCAATCAATTAGGTTAGATTTTTGTTACCAAGACGATAAGATTTATTTGAGTTGAAAGTTTGTTGTTTTTCGGAGACAACAAAAAAGCCGCTCTCGCGGCAATAAAAAACCGCCCGGAGGCGGTCAAGAATGATTTCAGTGATTATTCATCAAATTCAAAGGGCAGTTGTCCTCCGAAAGCTAGAGAGAACCTTCGTTCGTATTCTTCTACTGACTGACTAGTTTTGGCGATACCGACAACCTGCCAAATATGTGCACGCAAAGCTGTTAAGCCAATTTCGTTGAGGAATTGGTGGAGTTTGTCGTATTTTTTGCCTTTTGATTCTTTTTTCGCTTCCTTGAGCAACGCAAGGAGCTTGCCATTGCTCTTGGCCAAAGGAAGGTAAATGAACTTCAACGTTAGATGATAATGTTCCCAGTTACGACCTCGGACTGGGACTGGTATGTCATAAAGCCTCTGCCATTCTGCGTATAAGTCGTCCGGGAACTCTTTCGACCATTTTCTTGCCTCTTCAAGGATGTACTCTCTGAAGGCCGCAATTACCGCTGCTTTTGTAGAGTTGTATCCAGCGAGCTTGTAAACAAGTTCTCTAATACCTAACTTGGCAGAGGCTTGAAGAATTATTGAAGCGTTTTTTACTAAAAAAGTTTGATTTGATTTGAGACGATTGTCGTCATTTGCCTTTACGATAGCCTGACAAATATCGATCAAAATTGTTACGTCGTATCCGTGAGCTTTTACTTCACCGCCATCTATATTTGTTTTAAAAACAATAGGATGAGAGCTATTTTTTAATAATTCACTGCCGGCATAATCAGAGATAAATTGGGTAGTTAGAAAAGAAGGAAAGGTATCTCCTCTAATACTAGTGAACCCCAAAGCCTGCGCCATTCCTCTTTGGCTAATTACTGCAGTATGAGCAGAATCGTTCAGAACATAACAGGGTATATCAAGTCCCAAGACTTCTTTGAAACTTCCTTTGTGGATGGCCTTAAAGCCTCCGCTCTTTACTAATGCTGCATTGCGTGCAATTTCAGATCTGCGCTCGGGAGAGAGTTTCTTGGCTCTTTCAACACCGCCTTTGGACTGCTTAGTTTTATCATCCATAGCAAGCACCTAAAAATATAATCTGCTTGCTTGATTGTAACTGATTTTGTTCTTTATTGTTAAAGGTTAATCAGTTACTTTTATGTACAGGAAAACCGCCTGGGGGCGGCTTCTAAGTTATGGGTAGATTATTTCTTTAATTTTTTAACTTCGTTTAGGAATTTTTTAAAGTCTCTGCCTATCGGCTGAGTTTTGTTGAAAATTTCGTATTCTTTGTGAGCTTTTTCTTCAGCTTGCTTTTTAGAAACCTGTCCGTTTCCTTCTAAAACCGGGAGGTCATTGAATGCCAGGAACTTATCTACAGACTGGCGCAGCTCGAGCATACTAAAATTCTTCTTGCGTTCAATCTGTCCTTCAATGTAATCAAAATAACTGTTGACGGAACGCTCTAATGACTTGAGCTCCTTTTCGTCCAAATAGTTTTTTGCAATTGTCGTATCTGATTTATTGACACGCCCCTCCGGGCTGTTAGACCACGTTTTCAAACCCATGTGTGGCTTCGTGTGGTCTGCTCTGGCATGAATAATCTCGGCGGCAGTTTGATTGTTGATGGCAAAGTGAAAACGGTTCTGAACAGTTGCAAAAAAGCGTCTTGCTTCCAATGAATGACTGTCGTAGTCGATGCTGCATTCCTTGAATATTTCAGTAACTTGAAGCCAGATCCGCTGTTCGCTTGCTCGGATGGAGCGAACTCGTTCCAGCAATTCTTGAAAGTAGTCTTTTCCAAGAACAGTCTTCGCTTGTTTTAGACGATCATCATCTAGGGCGAATCCTTTGATGATGTACTCTTTAAGAACTTGGGTTGCCCACTGGCGAAAATGTGTCGCTTGCTTACTGTTTACTCGGTAGCCGACTGCAATGATGGCATCCAGATTGTAGTGCTTAACGGAACGATTGACCGTGCGAGACCCTTCTTGGCGAACTGTCAAGAAAATCTTGATAGTTGAATCTTCATCGAGTTCTCCAGAACGATAGATTGCATCCAAGTGTTGCTGAACATTCTGAGTGGTTGTACCAAAGAGATCAGCCATCATCTTCTGAGTGAGCCACATGGTCTCATTTTCCACTAGTACAGCAACGACGGGGCCGTCATCAATATTGCCGTAAAGGACGATGTTTTTTTCTTCCATATTTTTGAAATTCGATGTTTTGTTAGCCACTTATTTTAAGACTGGTTAAAAAGGAATAAGCTTCATCGTTACCGGTTTTGGTAGCGGGGTTTTACCTGATAGGTAATCTTGGTTGAAGCTGTATTAACGCCTTAAAAATAAATAAAAAAAGTAAGCCGCCCGGAGGCGGCGTTTGTTATTTTTTTAATAATTGAACAATTACGATCGACCAACCTATGATGGCAACAACCAGCGGCACTAGGATTGCTCCTACTATCCATTTTGTTTGCTTTCCAATGGCCTCGGAAACATGGGTGAGTGTACGTTGATCGGATACGGCAATTTTTCCTTCCAGATCTTTTATGTCGGCTTTGGTTGCAAAGCTTTCCAGTCTGCCTTCTATGTACCCTAGACGAGTCTCATGTCCCATCATTATGCCCACCGAGTCTTGATCTCTTTGAGCTAATTTTATCTTATTCCCCTGATCGGCTTCCATTGCGTTTACCTTACTTGGTTATTTTTCCAGGCCTTGGCTTTTTTGATTAACTGGAAGTAGTCGAATCTCAATTCACAGCTGCAAACGTTGCACCTTAAACGCATGTAAACACTAGGAGGTTCATCTGAGGGCTTCAGGATAAATTTTGCGTCTCTCACTCCTTCAGTAACAGGAGGAGTTGTATACCTGACGGAGTTGGCCATTTCCAATGCTGGTTCTCCTACGCACATGGCCGAGCTCTCAGTGATCATGCTCCAGTCGTTACTTTTGCACCAGGGGCAAGAAGATCTATTGATTGCATTCAGATACTCAACGACTAATGGTGCATCACAAGAAAGAAATTGTTCTGTCATAGCATATTTCTCCAATTAATAATATTTGAAGATTTTTTCTAAAGTTCTCAGCAAGGGAAGTTCCATATCGGCTCCTTCTATCCATTCAGTCGTATCTTTTGAGATTCATGGAGTTGACGACGCGCCCCAAAACTTGAAGCCTAAATTCAACTTCTTTGATGGGAATCTCGAACGGCCTGTAAAGGGAGTTGTCTGAAATAAAGAGAACGGCTCCGGGAATGCGCTGAACCCGTTTCACATATAGATCTCCATCTACAAGAACACAGAAAACACCATCCCGCTTAAGATCCCTGTCTTGACGGTCCACTACGATCAAATCGCCATTTCTAAAGGTTGGTTCCATTGAGTCACCAGAGGCGGTTATGAGTTCATACCCTTGCTCCCTAATCTTGCTAATGTTTTCTTGGAACCAAGGCCGTGAGACTTGGATTTGTTCAACGAAGGCATCATCCTCATAATTCTGGATGCCAGCTGACCCGCAGCAGGCTTGGATGTTGATTCTTTTCAAGTTGATGATGTTGTCATCTGGCCAGTCGTCCGGAGTGTGGTTGGTGTCCATCCAGCCGTAACTGAGCCCTAATTTTTCTTCGATGTCTCTGGCCAGCTTATCCCCCATTTCATAAAACGTTCCATTTCCTCTATCAGATCGGTTTCTTATCTGGCCCAGCGAAGGATGATTTCGTTTCCTTCCTAACTGTTCGTTCAGCTCCGCAATGGAGCCAGCTCTACTGACGAGTGTATTTAAGTTATCTCGACGAATTTCAGCGACTGTTTTCATAGTTATCTCCTTAGGCACAGCTTACCAAATTGATAATTGACAATTACCAATTAGATAATGATAAAATCTAACCAAATAGGTAATGGTGGTTTTTATGAAACTTGCTGAATTTTTTGAATTGACTGGATCGCCGTCCAAGAAGGCATTGGCTGATTTTTTAGGTGTTCCAGCCTCAAATATTTCAAATTGGATTAGGAATGAACGTCCTATCCCTTCCCGTCACTGCGCAAAAATCGAACAGTTCACGAAAGGTGCAGTGAAGATGGAAGAACTCCGGCCTGATTTTCCTTGGGATGATGCAAAGAGAGTTATTGCTGACCGGATTTCTTCCGTTTGAATAGGAGCGCTAAAAAATGCGTAAATATTCGAGCATTACACCCAAATTCTGGATAGGGAAGACTGGTCGGAAACTAAGATGCGATATTTCGGCCAAATTGGTGGCGGCTTATCTGCTTTCTTGTCCGAACAATGACATGACCGGAGTCTTTTATTGTCCGCTGTGCCAAATCTCAGCAGAAACTGGTCTTCCGTTAGAAGCCCCTTCGGTGCCCCTTCCAAGCCCCTTCCAAGGTCCTTTAAAGGGTATTCGAGAGGCTTTGGAGACCCTTCAAAGGGAAGATTTCGCCATTTACGACTATGAAAGCGAGTATGTGTTCGTCAAAAAGATGGCGCTATTTCAGATTGCTCCGGAATTAAAGCCAACAGACAAAAGAGTAACGGGTATTAGGACAGCTATTGAATCCATGCCTGATAACTTTAAATACTTGTTTATTAAAGAATATAACGAGTGTTTTAATCTTGGTTTTAAGAATATTCCTTCACCCGAAATTCAAGAATTCGGCGTTCAGACACAAGAAGGAGACGACCTCCCATCAAGCCCCATAGAAGCCCCTTCTAAGGCCCTCCGAAGCCAAGAACAAGAACAAGAACAAGAACAAGAAACATATACACGCACCGAAAAGAACGAAAAACAGTCGGAACTTGCAGAAAATTTCGCGGGGCGTGAGTGTGAAAAACCAGTTTCTCTTAAAACTGAAGCCATTGAGGAAGAACTTCCGCTTGAAGAGCAGGAGGCAAGTGTTTCCAAAAAGGAAATAGTTGAACCGAAGCCAAAAAAGGAAGTCAAGACACAACGCCTCCAGAAACCTGAGGAATTGACTGACGAGTTTTGGCAGGACTTTTTGGCTTATCGAAAGCAAAAGAAGGCGCCGGTAACGGAAAGAGTGGTTTCGCTTCTTCGTAAGGAAGCTAAAACCGCCGGCTGGAAATTGGAAGAGGTCATCAATGAAATGATGGTCCGCAACTGGACAGGGTTCAAGGCCGATTGGGTTAAAGACGATTGGAAAGATCCAAATGCTCATTGGGTCTCAGCAGCTGAATACAACAAAGAACTTCCTCCCGTCACGTATTCAACCGGTGCCAAAAACAAGTTCGTAGAGAAGCTCCATGCAGGCATGAGAGCCTACGACATCAAAGACCTTCCCAACAATGAGGAGCAGAGATGATGTTTGCCGCTGCTGCCGTTGTTCGAGACGATCAGGGTAGAACGTTTTACGAGCATCCGGACGCATTTACGACTACCCAGTTGGTCTTTTTTCCACGCCTGACTGACAGCGAGCTAGCTCTCTATCAGGCTGATGCGATCTACGAGGATGAAATTGAGGTGTTGCCCAGAAGACGGCCACAAGTTCCGACGGTGCTGTTTTCGTTCTGTGATGAGCCTAATCACATTAAGGCCGAATTTCTCCGAGGCAAGACTGTTCTGATCGACTTTATCGATGTTGACGATACGCCCGAACTCAGAGAAACCGTCCGTCGTTGGATGCTCGAAATTCCCAAATCCCTACCTGCCGCCGTTGTCGTCTCGGTGATGTTCAAAAACAAACAACTGATTGCATGGAAATTTGACTATGAATCCAAAAAATATAAGCGTTTCGCCTGAGCTGGATGACTACTGGGGCGATCCGACGGGCGGAGCCGAGATAGAAACATCGCTCGCCGACTACGAGAGCAGGGCGTACAAGTCTCCTGAGTTTTTTATCAACAAGGACGTTCTTGAGTTTAAGAACGACTTCCAGAACTATCTGGACGCGAAGAAGACTCATGTTGCCAAGTTCACGCTTCCCTTCACGCAAACCAATGAAGGCTGCATCGGTCGACCGATCGATTTTGAATTTCGTCCCGGAGAACTAACGGTGCTGGCTGGTGAAAACGGTTCCGGAAAATCTCTTCTGCTAGGGCAGATTGGACTTCACCTCATTTCATGCGGGGCTTCTCTCTACATCGCCTCCTTTGAAATGGCTCCGGTACGGACGATCGAAAGAATGCTCATGCAGACGGTCTGCAGCACTGATAAACGGATGATTGAAGAGCCTGACGTTGACCTCTTCTTCAAACAATTCGCCTCCAGGATGCGAATTTGTGACCTTCAGAGAAAGGTTTCTCCGGACGAACTTTTGCGCCTCCTTGATTCAGCTGTCCGTGACTACAAGTCAGACATCCTCTTTGTTGACTCTCTGATGATGTGTGTCAGAGACGACATGGACAAGAAGGAAACCGATTATGTGATGACCAAACTGGTGGAGTTTGCCCGGACCAACAATGTCCACATTGTCGTTGTGGCCCATTGCCGTAAGCGTGGCGATGCCAGTTCAAAAACTTACTCCGTCTTTGATTCAGCTTCAAAAGACTCAATCAAAGGGAGCTCCAACATCACGAACATTGCCTTCAATGTTTTCGTTTTGGCTCGTGATTTTTCCAAGGTGCAAAAGAAGGCAGAAGGAAAAGATGTCGATGACACCAAGCCTGATTTTGTTTTGAACCTGTGCAAGCAGAGAAACGGAGCTTGGGAAGGTTTCATCAAGCTTTGGAGAGACAACGCCAGTCTGAATTTCTGCACGTCGTGGACGCGTGTTCCAGTGAGGCCATGGCTGGATTTAACAAAGTCCGAGCCGGCGCCGGAACCCTACTTTTAGGAGGTTTTATGTCTGAGAGTGCATGGCAGATGCTGATGATCATTTTGGCGCCGGTGGTGTTCATCAATCTGGTGCTGTTTGGGCTACTCGTGAGGGCGGCGCTTCAGATCAGTAAGGAAACCAAATTAACCGATCGGTTAAAAAGGAGTTAAAGCATGGACGTTTTTGGATATTTTTGCGTGTACGTGCTCGGATGCTGTGTGATCGGTTGCTATTTGGCAGGGAACGAAATGAACTTTGATGTCCTTAATTTCTTCGCTCTGGTAGGTCTATCCGGTGGAGTCTTAAGCCTTATCGACTTTGCATGGTTCGCCTACTCAGGATCGAACATTGATTACAGCCTGAAGATTTTGGGGATGGTTATTGCTGTCGATTTCGTTTGTGCTTTCCGAAGGAAGTCTGAATGAGCGGGTGCTGCCTCTACTGCATTCATGCTCAGGCCTTCTGGATAGGACCCGACGGGAAGAAGCATCTTCCTCCAAAACAGTCCTTTGGGGACATGAACATCTACTGCCACCATCCGGACAAAGGCGCCGGCATCGAGTGCTATCCGATCTCGTTTGCTCGATGCACGGTATTTGAACAAGCAGGAGACGAGCAAATTCAACGCAGAAGAGATTTTTTCTCACAGTTTGAGCGTTGGTCTTCACACGCTCAGATCATCGCTCAACGGAACTCTAATGTTCTGGAAACGGCATCAAACAATTCAACCAAACAACAAAAATCCATCAGGAGGGATAAATGAAAAGGTTTTTACAAGCAAAAGGCAGGCTCAAGGTCGGTGAAATGAACCGAACTGAGGCCGCCTATCGAGATTACCTGGAACAACAGAAAAACTCTGGGTTAATTCTCAAATACTGGTTCGAGCGGTTCACATGGAAGATTGCCTCAAACCGATGCTCATACACGCCTGATTTTTTGGTCATGCGTCCGGATAAAACGCTAGAGCTTCATGAAGTCAAGGGATCCTTGAGGATCTTTGCCGATGACGCAAAAGTGAAATGCAAAGTCTGTGCTGATGAGTGCCCGATTCCACTGTTCGTCGTCACGCCGAAACCGAAGAAAGAAGGAGGGGGTTGGAATGTTCAGGCATTTTAACGTTGAAGCATTTGTTTTCTGGTGGCTCAATTCTGTGATGGCAATCTTCGCCCTTCTTTGGGTCGCTAAGAAGATTGCGGATTTTTTGGAGCACCGCGACAAGCTCAGGAAAAAGTTGGATTTCTTTGGGCTGTCAGCCATCGGGATTATTTATCTCTACTGCACGTTTAGTTACTTGAGGACTCTTGGATGACAGAAACAGAACAAAAACTCATTGATGATCTCAGACCTCGTTTGGACAACTGGCGCCGTGCATACCGTGACCGTGTTGTCAAAAATGTCTCAATTGCCTACGCGGTAGAGAGAGCGCTCGCATTGACAAGAAACAAGACTGATTTTTCAGAGGACTACACAGAGGATGATGGCAACAGCGGCATGAAGGCCCGCGAAGTCGACATGAAGGATGCCGATTTGCTTAACTTCACGTGGCAAAACATGGCAACACCCGAAACGGAGGTGTTATCCATTGGAACCCATGGCCTCAATGTAAGGACGGCGAAGTTCATTGTGCTGTTGTACACCTTCGCATCAGTGCATTCTCTCGACAGGGCCAGAAGAAAAATTTGGCGGATAAGGCCTAAGGAGTTAGACGCTTGGACAACCGACGCTTTGTTATTCTTTGCGTTGAAACTGCGGTACTTCGAACAAATCGGAAATAAAAGAGGGAAAAATGCGTCTTGATTGGAACTTGATAAGAACGATCCTCGCCCACGTTGAGGCTGAGACGATTAAAGAATTTTTAGAGGATGCGGATAGTATTTCCCAGTGGAAAGAGGGTCAGTTGCTTTCAGAACGCTTAGAGTCGAGGCAAAATCCGGCTCAAGTGGTCGTCTTGAGACATATCAAGCTTTTAAGCTCCGCCAACTATGTTGAAAACATCGAAATTAAAGAGAGCGCGGATGGCTTCTTTAGCTTTGCGTACACGGGAGAACCGAGTTTGACGTTTGAAGGGTACTCTCTCCTTGAATCTCTTCGGACCGATAATTTCATAGGGAAACTAAAGAAATACGCGAAAGAAAAAGGCGTTCCGTTGACGATTGAAAACGTTATTGAGCTGGCAAAAATTGCATTGCCGGCCTTGATCAAAATGGATTAAAAACGGGGCGAGATTGATTACAGAGCTGTTTGGTGTATAGTGATTACAAGACAATTTCAAGCTGTGTATCAGCCGCCCGATTTTTTGGCTTAATCAGAGAAGGTTCCTTGCGGAGGAACCGGTGTGTCCGAAGAGAACGAGACACAGAGCGTTAAGCCAGGCGAATATGAGAGCTCCGATTTCGGGGCTTTTTGTTTTTCGGCCGTTCGCTCAATCTTCGATTGTCCTCCCGTACTCCAAAATCGAATTATTAAAGAACAGGCGGACGGCCAATATTCTCAGCGGTTTCATTGACCTCAATGATTATCGACAACCGCCAGCCTCTCGGTGGGCTCAAGCACCGAGCCATTTACAACATCCAGCAAGCCTAGATTCCCAACGGGAAGATGCTCACTCCGCTGGATTTCTAATTCTCCTGACGAGAATGTCGGAGAAAACCGCCTTAACAAACTATCTCCTTGGGGTTGGTTGGAGTGCGCTCGGCTGAAAGATGTCGGGCGCACCTTTTTTAAGCTATGAAAGAATCTGAACTCAAAATTCTTTACAGGCCGGTCAATGACCTGATTCCGTATGCAAACAATGCCCGGACGCATTCTGAGGAACAGGTGAATCAAATCGCCAGTTCGATCAAGGAATTTGGGTTCAACAATCCTATCCTTGTGGATGAACAGGGCGGAGTGATTGCCGGACATGGACGCTTGAAGGCGGCCAAAAAACTTGGGCTTAAGGTTGTCCCGACCATCGAACTAAGCGGATTATCCGATCCGCAGAAGAAGGCCTTTATCCTCGCAGACAATCGAATTGCTCTTAATTCTGGTTGGGATATTGATCTCTTGAGAATTGAGCTGCAGGAATTGCAGGATACAGATTTGGCGCCGGTCACTGGTTTTTCCGACGAAGAGTTGAATGCTTTGTTGTGTGGAACCACCGAACCCGCTGAGGAAGAGGAAGAACCGGAAAAAGAGGAGCCCGAGGCAGACCGCTTTAATCTGACGCTCTCAATTCCGATCGAATACAAAGAGCAGGTTCAGGATTTCGTTAAGAGTTTCGGACCTGAGGATTTAATTCAGAAGATCATCGATGTGACCAGTTAACCAAAAGAAGGTTGAAGGCATGGAAGAAAAAGTTCAAAAGAAGCGGACTCGTCCACGCATTCAGATTGATCTGGAGAAGGTTGAACAACTGGCTCAGGTTTGTGACAACGAGGAAGAGATTGCTCTCGCGCTCGGGATTAGTTATCGAACCTTGAGAAATCGAAAAAAAGATTTTGCCAATTTTGCCACCGCCATAAAAAAGGGAAAGGCTAAGGCCAACGCCTTTGTTGGTGGCAAGTTGATGGCTCTCATCCGAGAGGGAAATCCGGCAGCGACCATTTTTTACATGAAGAGTCGCTGTGGGTGGAAAGAGACTGACCGTAAGGAAATTACCGGCAAAGATGGAGAGCCGGTTAAAGTCGACAAGGTTAACCAGCTGGATCTAAGCAAGCTCACCTTGGAACAATTAGACGCGCTGGAGGGTATTGTGAATGCGGCTTCCAACGATACAGGAGATCAGACTAGCTAAGGCCCGAAAGGGCTTGTCTTACTTCACATTGCACACAAAACCTGACTACCTGCTCGGCTGGGTACACAAAGAAATTTGTGATGAGCTAGACAGGTTCCTGCAGGACGTGGCGGACAAAAAGTCTCCTCGGCTAATTATCACGATGCCTCCGAGATCCGGGAAGAGTGAGCTTGTTTCTAGGCGCTTTCCGGCTTTTGCCCTTGGGAGAAATCCGGAGCTTCAAATCATCGCAACATCGTATTCTTCAGACCTATCACAGCGCTTCAACAGAGATGTTCAGCGCGTAATAGATGATGAGAAATACTTTGACCTGTTTCCGAATACTCGGCTCAGCAATTCGAGAGTGCGTACCGACTCCCGGGGATCCTATATAAGAACCTCTGACCTCTTCGAGATTGTTGGTCATGCCGGCGCCTATCGTTCTTGCGGTGTGGGTGGGGGCATAACAGGTCAGGGTGCCGATATCCTGATTATCGATGACCCGATTAAAGACCGAGCTCAAGCAGGTTCTAAGACTATTCGAGACTCCATTTGGGATTGGTACACATCGACCGCATACACCCGACTGTCTCCCGGAGGAGGCGTCATCGTAATGGCCACCCGTTGGCACACAGACGATCTGATTGGTCGATTGATCCAGAGAATGGGAGAGGGAGATACATTCCGGATCGTGAATTATCCGGCAATTGCGGAGCATGACGAATTGCACCGCAAAGCTGGGGAAGCTCTGCATCCTGAGCGGTATCCGCTCTCAACTCTGCTGCAGATCCAGAAAACGATCGGCAGTCGTGACTGGGAGGCACTGTATCAGCAGCATCCGGTTCCCGATGGCGGTGCTTTATTCAAGCTCGAGTGGTTTAGAAGATGGACAGCAACAAGCCTTCCGCCAGAGTTTGACCATACGCTCATGTCGTGGGATATGACGTTCAAGGATTCCAAAAACTCCGACTATGTGGTCGGTCAAGTGTGGGGCAAAAAAGGACCGAATTTTTACCTGCTTGATCAAGTACGGGGCCAATGGGATTTTGTGAAGACAAAAGAGATGGTCCGAGTTCTTGCCCATAAGTGGCCGCGTGTTGTCCGGAAGCTGGTTGAAGATAAGGCGAACGGATCGGCGGTGATCTCTGAGCTGAAATCTACGGTTTCGGGATTTGTTCCGATAACGCCCACTGAATCGAAAGAGGCCCGGGCATCGTCCGTCACTCCTTATTTTGAGGCAGGGAATGTTTTTATTCCGGAAGACAGTGCAGCACCTTGGGTGCCGCATTACGTCAGCGAGTTGCTTGAGTTTCCCGCAGGTTCTCACGATGACCAGTGTTTCGTTGCTGGAACTAAGGTGGCCACTCTTTTTGGAGACAAGCCGATAGAAAAGATTAAGGCGGGCGAAATGGTTCTAACCCCATTCGGTCTTAAACGTGTTTTGTTCTCCGGAAAGACAGGTACCAGAAATGTGATATCGAAGTTTGGAGTAACGGCTACTCCGGATCACCCATTTATTACGCGAGATGCGGAGATAAAAGCGTTCCAAACGGTTGAGGAGGAAGAATGCATCAAGCTCAAATACCGCAACTTGATAAATCCAATCCTGCAGAGAAGGTTACGTTCAACGGCGTTACCTATCGTCTCATGGGATCGAGGAAGTATTACCTTAGCCAGTCCACCACGAACGAAGGCAGGAAAGCTCCGAAAGGGCTCCATGTGGCTATATGGGAATTCTTCTCTGGGAAAACTGTGCCTCAAGGGTTTCATATCCATCATAAGGACGGCAACACTTTCAATAACGAATTTAGCAATCTTGAGTGTTTATCACGGAATGAACACTGCAAGAAAACTAATTACAAAACTGAAAGGGTCAAAAAACATCTTGACAAGGTGCGGCCGCTTGCAAGTGCATGGCATAGAAGCGAAGAAGGAAGAAGTTGGCATCGCCAGCATGCTAAAGAAAGGCTTCCGACCTTTTATCAATGTGTCTGTTCGCTTTGTGGCTCCATTTTTGAGGCAAAAAGTCCAAACGGAAGGTTCTGCTCAAGAAAGTGTGAAACCAAATACAGATGGAATTACGAGTGTTATTCGGTCACAAAAAAATGCGAAATCTGTGGTCAAGAGTTCACTTCCATCGAGGGTGGAGGCAGAAAACCCAGAACTACATGCTCCAGAGCTTGTAGCCGAAAGCTGGGGTGGAATAGAGCCCGTTTACAACCTGTGTGTGAGTGATGTTCACATGTTTTTTGCAAACGGAGTCTTAGTTCACAACTGTGACGCTACAACTCAGGCATTGAATTACTTCCGGAGTGGAAAAGGTGTCATTTTGACCCGAGAGCAGATGCAGCAGGCACGTTTTAGATTTTGAAAATCATGAATCAACTAGACGAAAACAAACGCCGAAAGATCAATCAAAAGATCATCGATGCGGCAAGCTCTCGCTTCGTGCCCCCTAGAACATCGTTCTCTCCGGAGGAGGCTAAAACACTCTTTTATCCTCCGATCACCTTAAACACAAAAGAGCCGGAGAAAGCAGAGTCTCGTTTCACAAATGATGCCGCGATTGGCTCGAGTTTCAATGCGTACTATGCATCGTTGACGCAGCACGCTTTGGATCTAGGACAGTTCCCGATGACATCGTTTGTCGGCTATGGCGTCCTGCAGAATATCGCGCAAAACGGCATGATCCGCACCTGCATTCAGACCGTTGCGGATGATATGTGCCGGGAATGGATTCAGGTCGAGGGCGGAGAAGACGAATCGGCAGACAACGTAAAGAAGCTACAAGATCTTCAGGAGAACAAATATCGACTGAGGAAGCTCTTTAATGAAGCTCTGAGCATCGTTGGTTTCATGGGCGGATGCTTCATTTTCGTTGACACCGGAGTTGAAGGAGAGGCTCTAAAGCTTCCTCTCAACTATTCCGACAAGTCAGCCGAGCTAGTGGGCGAGGATAAGACAGTCAAATTTATTGTCATTGATCCGGTCAATGTTTCTCCTGGTTTTTACAACGCCAACCAGCCGCTCAAAGACGATTACCTAAAGCCAAAGTCTTGGTTTGTTTTTGGTCAAGAGGTTCACGCTTCCCGCATGATCAGGCTCGTGGACAATGAGCCTCCTTTACTTCTGAGGCCAGCCTATAACTTCCTTGGAATCCCACAAGCTCAGATTCTTTGGGATTATGTTCTGCACTGGAATAAAGCCAGAGAAACAGGCGTCAGCATCCTGGAGAAACTGAACCTCACGGTATTCAAAACGAATTTTGCCGAAGCGCTGCAAACTGGCGGCATCGAGCAGTTAGACGCGAAGATGATGCTGTTACAGCGTTATCGCTCGAATGAGGCCATTTTCGCTTGTGACTCTTCCGAGGATCTGCAGAACATCACTCTGACGATCTCAGGAGTTGAAGGCATCATCCGGCAGGCATTGGAATTCATTGCGGCTATCAACCGCACGCCGGCGGTCAAGCTCCTCGGAATCTCTCCGAGTGGTTTCAACGCGACCGGTCAGAGCGATATCCGGAATTACTACGACCACATCAAGTCGAAGCAGGAGCTCAATCGAGATGCAATTCAAACCGTCTTGAAAGCTATCCAGTTGGTTGAATTTGGACACGTTGATCAGTCTATTACATTCAAGTTCAACGAACTCGGAGAGGCCGATGCCGCTGCTACAGCAATCACAGCTAAGACGAAGGTCGACATGTTGGCTGTGCTGCAGGATCGCAATGTTCTGAGTGCTGAAGAGGTTCGTGAGTTTGTCCGTCGTGATACGGATATGGGTTTGGACTTCATTCCGGAAGAATTGCCGGAAGGGATGGAAGGCGAACTCATGACTGATGATCCCAGTCAGCAGAATGAGCTGATGAATAACTTTCTGAAGCAGCGATCGGCTGAGAATGTGGCGCCGGCGCCGAAGACTGACGAAGACAAAGCTGGAGAGATTTTCTAATGAAGACTGCTCGTGCCGTTCAGCCGAACCTTGGCAGACAAGCAAAATTCAAAAATAAGCTCGACACCTTCTTGAAGTCCTTCAGAAATAGGGTTCTCAACGAGATACTTCTTTATCTGTCTGATGCTGGAGGATTGACCGAGGACGCTTCCTTAACGTTCCGTCCGGATGATCCTCTCGATCGCGCACGGCTTCGGAATATCAAGGAACGAATCAACCGTTTGGTTCTTCGTGATCCTGATCGATTCCGTCGCAATGTTGATGACTTCATTGCCCGCAACATGGGCAACTGGATGAAAACCGCAGATCGGGAAACACGTCAGATCGCTGAATGGTACGTGAAGAATCTCGCTACTGATGTCTCAACAGCCCAGAAAGCATCACTTCTGGCTGCAGGAGTTCCGGCTTCGGTTTTTGCCTACGAGATGAGGCAGACGCGAAAGCACTTTTTCATTACGCCACAGGCGGTGAATGAGCTCCCGCGTATGGTCGCCGACACGACAAGTCTCATCAGCAACATCACAACGTCTGAGCTGACAAACATCCGTGCGGCCTTTATGGATGCGTATGAAGGTCGCGGTACCTATTCGCAGATTGTCGAAGCTCTTGGCCGTTCTTCTTCTTTTACTGCTCAACGAGCTCAGCGTGTGGCAATTGACCAAACTCTCAAATTGAATCAGCAGATTCAGCAGGCTAACTGCAAAGGTTTGGGCATTACTCGCGGGGTTTGGATTCACGTCCCCGGTAAGTACACCTCTCGCGAGAGTCACATTGAGATGAACGGCAAAGAGTTTGACCTTTCTAAAGGTCTTTACGACAAGGAAGTCGGGCGGAATGTAATGCCAGGTGAACTTTACTGGTGCAGATGCCAGTTCAGAAGCATCCTTCCGGACTAAACAATTTTCGAGGTTATTACTGTGGGAAATCTAAAACGCACGGTTGCAATTGATTCTGTGAGCGTTCGATCTGTTGACGACAATGGCTTCCTTCATGTCGAAAAATCTCCGCTGACGCGTGTTCAAGTTGCTCCGTATTACGGGCAGGAGATTGCAGGCTGGCGAGAGCTCGGACTTGATCCGGAGAAGATCTATCACGCCTATCGACCGCCTGAGGAGCTCAGTTCTCCCGAAACGATTCAATCAATTAACGGTATCCCGATTCATCTTGAGCACCACGATGATCGCGGAGCCCCCGAGAACAAACAAACTCGGGTCGGAACTACCGGAACGGACGGAGCTTTTGAGGCTCCGTTTTTAGTTAACTCTCTGCACATTTACGACAAGGACGCACGCAGCAGGATCGAGGACGGTTCAATGCGTGAGTTGAGTCTTGCGTACACGTTCGAGCCCGACTTCACGCCGGGTGAGACACCTGATGGAGAGAAATACGACTATGTGCAACGCAAGATCAGAGCGAACCATCTTGCGCTTGTTGAAACTGGGCGCGCTGGGCCTGAGGTAAGAGTTCGCGATTCTAATAAGGACTTTCTCAATATGGAAAAAGATGACGCTGTTGAGCAGGCTGAAGTGACGTTAGCAAAGGCGATTATCGATTTGCATTCCGTTGATCCCAACGGAAAAATCGTTGACGGCGCTCAAGATGATGACAAAGACGCGATGATTCAAAAAATCATCGAAGGACTGAAGGCAAAAGGCCTGACGGATGAAGAGGCTGAAAAGCTTAAGACCACTCTGTCTGACCTGGCTTACTCTCAGGCTACAGGAGACGAAGATCCTAAGCCTGATGATCAAAAAGAGGCTCAGGACGACGATCCGGAACTTGATGAAAAGATGAAGGATCCGAACTTCAAGGCTGGTTTTGAAGCTGGCGTTCTCTACGGTGAAAAACGTGAAAAGGACGATCCTAAACGCATCGATTCTGATCACGAACGCGAAGGCGAAGAACGCTATCTCGAAAAAGAAGCAGAAGATGCACTGAAATCCTGTGGTCTTGATGAAGCTTCTGAAGAAGAGAAGAAGGCTTTTGCTGCCGGATTGAATTACGTCCAGAAGAAAGATGAAGGCGCACAAGATGAGGATCCGAAACCTGATGATGGCAAAGAAGAGAAGAGTTCTGCCTCTGACTCCATGAAGATTCTCCGAAACGCCATCTACTCTGAACTGGCCGCAATCGAAGAAGTCAAGCCGGTGTTAGGTGTTATCCGTGCCGGATCCTATGACTCCGCAGGTTCCATCTATGTGGCAGCACTCAAGAAACTCGGTTTGAAAAACATCCCCGCATCCGAAGCTCGTTCTGCGTATCGCGCCTACATGCAGGGTCGAAAGGCCTTAGCTGGTGCGAAAGACTCCGGCGCCAAGGTGACCGAGAAGCCGACTGCCGTCAGCGCAATTTTGAACAATGTTAAATAAATAGGAGATTTTTTGATGCTTCAAAAATCTGTAGGTCTCTATCCTGCTATCGGTATTCCGGGACAGCAGGTTGCATTCAATCAGGCCGTCTACACGCCTCAGAACTACTTGTCTGACGGTACTGTCCAGTGCGGTGGTTTTGCGTTTGCTGTAGCCGCCTCCACAACCGGAACAGCCGTGAAATTCCCAATCGCATCCTTGAAGGGCTCTGCAGGGGCCAAACCGATCGGTTTTGTTGAGCGCACGTTCACAGCGTCCATCGAGCTGGGCACAGATACTCCGGACATTTATCCGAAAGGGGCTGAGCTGACGATTGCCGTTCGAGGTGACTACTACATCGTCGCACCTGCGGCCGCAACCATCGGTCAAGCTGTTCTCTGTGATCCGACCACTGGCGCCATCACATTTGGTGCTGCCGGTGCCGCAAATGACACCGGTTGGACAGTTCAGACGGCTGGTGCAAAGGGCGACACGATCATCATTTCCAATCACGGCCTCGGTTATCAGCCTGCCGCGAGCGGATCCTAATCTGAGGTAAAAAATGAACGATTTTGAATTAGCAAAGCAAAAAGGCGTGCATGGTGTGGAAGCAAAAGGATTCATGTCCTATTCCACAGACGCCAAAGGTAAGATCAACGTCGACTACGATGCAACGGTTAAGGCAATGGCTCGAGATGCCGCATTGCAGACTCCCGTGTCTGTCGGCGTCCCTTCCGTCTTCACGACATTCATTGACCCGCAGGTCGTCCCCATCCTGTTTGCCGCCCAGAACGCTACAAAGATTTTCGGCGAAGAAAGAAAGGGTGACTGGACAGATAACTTCTTCACCTTCCCGGTCGAAGAGTATGCCGGCAATGTGACTCCTTACTCTGACTTCGCAGAGAACGTCTCCACAGACGTGAACGTTGATTACCCGACTCGCGAAAATTTCTTGTTCCAGACCGTCATCAAGTATGGCGATCGTGAAGTCGGCCTTGCGGCCAAGGCCAAGTTGAATGTTGTTTCTTCTAAACAACAGGCTTCTGCTTACGTGATGGCGATGGCTCACAACAAGTTTGCGCTTTATGGCGTCGAAGGTAAGAAGGTCTACGGTCTGTTAAATGACCCGAACCTGAACGCTTCGATTTCTCCGATCTCCATCACCACGGGATCTACCGCTAACTCTACGTGGACAGCAAAGTGCGCTGCACAGCCTGAGAAGACTGCCAACATTGTCTATAACGACATTAACAAGCTTTGGGCTGAAATTAGCAAGAATAACGGCGGTTTGGTTGATCAGAACTCCCGCATCATTCTCGCTGTCAGCAACACCAGAGCTCCTTACCTGACCGAGCCGAACTCCTTCGGTCTTACGGCCATGACTATGCTCAAGCAGTCATTCCCCAACATCGAGGTTGTTCAGCTTCCTGAGCTGACTACAACGGCTGGTGAAATGCTGTACATGACTGTTCCAGACCTGTTTGGCATTGAGACTGGTATCTGCGCATTCTCTGAGAAGTATTTCTTGGGTCGTGTGGTTCCGGAAATGTCCAGCTACAAGCAAAAGGTCGTTGGCGGAACTTGGGGCGCTGTTATTCGTCGTCCCAGCCTCGTTGCCACGATGCTCGGCATCTAACCTGAACTAACCAGCTACGGAGGCCCGATCTCTCGGGCCTCTTTCTTAGGAGATTGAAATAATGGCTCGTACAAACACAACTCAGAAAGCAACATCCGGAAAGGTTGTCGCAGACAATTTCAGCAATACCCAGAAGAAGAGCACTGCTAAAACTCAGTCCACGGTGATCATTGCTTGCACTCTGGCACACGGCCTCAAATTTGATGATGTGCCGAATGGCAATGGCGGAACAAAAACGATCGTTTTTCCGGGCGTAAATGATTCGCTTAGAGGAAAACGTGACGGGATCCTGCTGGGCAAGGGAAACTCTGTCGCATTCCAGATCGATAAAGAGGACTGGGAAAACATCAAGCGCATGCATGGTCAGGAGGCTGTATTCACAGGCGTGAATGGCGGTATTCCGTGCCTGCTTGAGATGAAATCAGTTCAAGAATTCAGAGGCCGCGAGGACGAGTTAAAAGAAGCGTCCCACGGCCTCAATCCGATCGATCCTGAATCGGTCAACGTTGAAGAAGTTAAGAACGAAGAAGGTTAACAAAATGGCTGTCGTCGTCTTTGATCCTGAAAAATTTCGAATCCTTCATCCTGCGTTTTCGGATGAAGTCAAATTCCCGGACGATACTCTGCAGTTCTACTTTGATTTGGCGGTGGAGTTCGTAGGGAATACGGACGCCGACAGCTTTGCTCCTTACGATCCGGATAACAAGATCTATACAAGGGAGCGGCTCCTTGATCTTGTAACCTGCCACCTGCTGACACTCAGCCAGCAGCCGAATGGTCAGGTTGGCAGGATTGCTAGTGCTACTCAGGGAAGTGTGAGTACAAGTTTTGACCTTCTGAAAACGAATACTTTTGTCGGAGATTGGTGGGCTCAAACCCAATGCGGCGCCATGTACTGGACGCTGACTGCCAAATACCGAATCGGCGGCAGAGTTTATTCCGGAAATAATTACCATCCGTGGGGATGACGATGGGCATCAACATCACATCTAACAATGCGTTCAAAAAGCTAGCAGACAAACTTAAAGCTGAAAAAAATAAGAAGCTTGAAGTTGGAGTCATGATCCCTGATGTGGCGACCTATGCCATGTACTTAGAGTACGGTTGGGTGCAAAGGGTATCAGGGAAGCAAAATGCGTATTTATCGGGGATATTAGACCTGCCAATCCATGATAAGGATGGAAATTACATCCAAAATTTTGGGACGTTGCATCTTCCGGCACGCCCATTCATGAGAGATACCTACGCTAAAAAGCGATCAGATTGGACTGCAAAATTCAAATCAAGGTTTCTCAAGACCTTCGATATTCAGCATTCCCTTGGAATTATGGGCCAAATGGCGACGGACGATATTAAGGAAACTATTCGAAATGCAGGTATCCCAGCTGGTTCCTTCGAAAAACGGTCCAAACTCACGATGGCTTTACTGGAAGCTCGAGGAGAAATGGACAAGGCCAAGAAAGCTAAAGGGAAAGGCACTCTCCCTAACAACGTGATGACTACAAAGCCTCTAACGCTGAGTGGCGTCCTGCAAAGCTCCATAACTTGGAAGGTTTCCTAATGTCTCTCAACCTACACGCAATTGTCCGTCAGGCGATTAACACCAACTATGCTGACGAAACCTTCAAGCTGTATCGATCGGTCGGCCAAAAAAATGTAGGAGGGATAGTCCAAGCGTATTACGCACCAGCAGAGGAGATTCAAGGGAATTTTCAAAGTGAAGGCGATAGTGCATTGGATCATGCCAACTTAGCCGGACAGAACACCATCATCCGGCGCCTGTACCTCTTCGCATCGAGCGACCAGAAGCAGCGACCTTGGGCGATCTATAGGCCCTTAGCAAGGTCGGGAGATTATGTCGAAGATTCTAAGGGAGGACAGTGGCTGATCACTGCGGTGATCGAGGATTTTTCGGACGCAGGTTGGGAGGCGGTCCGCTGCACATTCCAAACTACGCCTCAGAAGCTGAACATCGTAGAGGATGAAAGTGAAAGCACAAAACCTGACCCCGAATATCCGGACAGCGATCCAAGAATTTCTTGAGATATTTGCAGTTCCGGACGTGGCGCCGGAAAACATTTTCTACGGTAATCAGAACAATCTGGCATTGCCTCCTGAGGGGAACGATTACGTCATCTATTCCTACATCTCCAGCGTTCGACACGGGACGAGTGCCGAGGACTGGGAGCAGGACCAAAACGATGACAACGTTTATCTCTCAACGACTACAGAGGTTTTGGTTCAGGTCGATTGCTACGCATCGACTTTAAACGGCTCCGACGGAATGAATGCCATGCTGAGGGCTCAGGCCTTGGAGACTGTATGCAGGTCTCATGTCGGCGTCCAGTTCTTTGTTGATAGAGGAATCAGCCTGCTTCATGCGGACGATCCTAGAGACACCACCATTGTCGGGGACTCTGACAACTATGTCAGGAGATCCACTCTGATGATTCATCTCAGCATGCAGAGCCAGATCAAAGTTTCGATGGGCTTCTTTAGTGCGGTTGATGTTGACCTGAAAAACGTTGATGTGAGCTACCCGCCGAAGGAAAAAGAATGAACGAGCAGCTTGCTTTCAAACTTGGTCGTGCATTCAAGCTCGGACTAATGTATGGACTTGGGAGAACTTACGCAACAAACCCTGGTGATGCTCAGGATGCCGCAAAGTGGATAACGGTGAATGGCACTCATATACCAGTCGGTAAGAATGGCAAACTGGAAGGGAAAGTAGGAAAAAAGATTGAGAGGCAAGCTGAACAATCTAACCAGGAAAAGAATAACGAACAGAAGAGACCTAAACAGCCAACGTTTCCAAAGTCAGAGAAAAACCTCTTAGAAGAGCCTCCATCTAAAGACACAACAAGTTATGTGCGAAAGGCTCAGGGTAATTTAAATAAGGCAATCACAAACTATTACGACAATGAATTGCGTGGAGGATCAGTTCCAACAGTAGTTGAGCTGAATGGAAAAGAAACTCCTGCTGTTGTGATCTTTTCTAGCGAGGCAAGAAGCGAATTTAAAAAGTTTCAGCCAAACTTAAAAGACATACTAAACGCCCTTCCTTACGTGCCAGAAGTAATAGAAAGCGGAGACTATCCTGGAAGAAAGGAAGAGCCAAACCATGGCAAACAAGTGGCGTTCCATACCAAGATGAAGACCTTCAACATAAACGGGAAAGAGAAAACAATCCTTGTCGATATTGGAGAAACAAAATATGGAACGTTACATCCCTACAGCGTCAATACTAATGGGGTTAAGAGCTTTGAGACTAGAAAGAGACAGTTCGAAGCCGCGATGAAAAAGAAAAAAGAAAAGGTCGGAGACGCTGCGCTATTACCATCCTCTAAGGATTCCGTGAAAGATTTACACGGGTCACAGTCTTTGCTTCGACCTATGGAGCGGAGAATACCTCAAGATGATGGGGTAGTCAAGATGTCAGTCCTAAGAATAAGAATTTTATGAAAAAAATAGCCCCGTTCAGTTGGGAGCTGAGCGGGGTTTGAGTTAACTGATTGCAAGGGAATCAGTCAATATGAACATTTTACACGACCTAGCGGAGGCCCTAACCATGGTCACTGCCGTTCCTTTGTATGCAGCTCTTCCCGTTTACCTAATAGGTTACGGACTCGCAGTTTGGGTGATTGCGAAAGCGATTAAGGCTGTAAAGGATATTTTCAAATAAATGAGTTCCTGGCGTGGCCTATAGCCACCCCATAAAAAATTATCGTCGGCGCCTTCTGGCGCTTTTTTATTTTGAGGAAAAACATGTCAATCAATGCATCGCGACTCGTTTCTATCACTCCGAGAGTGATAAGCGCAGGGAGCGCCGATCTTGAAACAAATGGTCTGCTGCTGACCCAGAATGCTCTGATTCCTGCAGATTCTCCGGCACTTGAATTTGTGACTGCTGCCGCTGTCGGGAACTATTTTGGTGCCGAGTCTCCTGAGGCTGATTTTGCTAATCAGTACTTCTCCGGCGTGAACAATCAGCAGAAGTCTATCAATCGTCTCTTTGTGGCCCGCAGAATCAATGCAGATGCCGCCGCTTGGATTAAGTCTGCTCCAATTACGGCTCAACTTTCTGAACTGACAGCCATTAAGACCGGTTCTCTGACGATTTCGGTTAACGGCACGGAAAAAGAAGTCGTGAACCTCGACTTCTCCACGGCTAAGTCTTTCAGTGACGTTGCAACTGAGCTGGCCTCTGCTGTGGGAGCGGTTTCCGGCGCCTTTAACTCTGATCAAAATGCCATCATCCTGACCACCACAGAGACAGGCGATACAGCTTCAATTTCCTTCGCGACAAAAGCGACCACAGGGACGGATGTATCTGCATTACTCGGCTTGACGGAGGATTCCGGCGCCGTACTCTCTCAAGGTTCTGATGCCCTGACTCCGGCTCAGAATATGAACCTTGTCACTTCTGTTTCTCGCAACTGGGTCGGATTCACAACGCTTTATGCGACAGAGGTGGTTGAGGCTTCCGCTTTAGCGGCTTGGGCCGACATTGATGATGACTACGTGTACTTTGATTGGTCCACAGACACAAAGATGCTGAATCAATCTACCCAGTCCACAACGAAAGCCGCCCAATTAGCTGAAAGTAATTACAACTGTTTGGCGATGGTTTACGGTACCGCTCAGGATGCCGCGGCCTTCCTTGCAGTTGGCGCTTCTATTGATTGGTCCGCTATCCAAGGCATTAAGACGTGGTTCGCAAAATCGGCTTCCGGAATTAAGGCTTCCGTTCTCAGTGACGAAGTTGCTGAAGCCTTGGATGATCTCAAGGTCAATTACGTGGGCGCATTCGCAACACGTAATGCTGAGTTTGATTTCATCAACCGAGGCTGTCTGCTTTCCGGTATTTATCAGTGGATCGATGCCCTCTACGGCATGATTTGGTTCAAGGCACGCATCCAGCGTCAGATCATGGACGGGTTCGCGGCTATCAATCGCGCTCCCTATAACGCCACCGGATTTGCTTATATCGAGGCATGGTTGCTCGATCCCATCAACGATGCCAAGCGTAATGGCGTAATTGATACAGGACTGGCTCTGTCCAACTCGCAGGTTCAGCAGTTGCTGACGGAAACCAACAATCCGACGATTAAGCAAGACCTCTACTCTAAAGGCTATTGGTATTTGATTGAGGCTCCTTCCGCAAATGTGAGAACCCAAAGAGGAAGTCCGAGACTTGGATTATTTTTCACCTACGCCGGCAGTGTCCAACGAATCGAAATGCCACTGACCGCTGTCATGTAATCGAATTTCACAACCGCAAAGACCCGTCGTGAGGCGGGTTTTTCATTTAGGAATGAATAAAAAATGAAACCGAAATTAGACATCACATCAGCCAATGCGTCAGCTGTGATGACGATTGAAGAGCTGTATCCGAACGGTCTGAAGCTGGAAAGATTCTCCACAGATGCGGCTATCGTTGCTGATTCCCAGCAGGTTGCCGAGACCCGTATGGGCGTAGATGGCTTTATGGCAGCGGGCGTTACTCCGAACATCTACCCTGTAACGATCACACTTGAAGCAAACTCTCCGACTGCGACAGCATTCACTACGCTTTACGAAGCAATGAGCGCCAACAAACAGCTCTATGTTTGCAATCTGACAGTCAAGATCCCGTCTATCGGCAAGACCTACCAGTTCTCAAATGGTGTGCTGCAGACGGCAAATCCGATGCCGGCACTGAATAAAGTTCTGGCGCCGACAACTTGGGTATTCCACTTCGAATCCATGGAGCGCATCTAAATGAAGGAACCGAAAGTTATCAAATTGGAAGACGGCGGTAATCAGCTGACCTTCAAGATTTATCCGTTTCCTGCAACTAAAGCTGAAGATCTAATGATCCGGATTGCCTTGATGACCGGCAAAAACCTCGATATTGAGAGCGAAATGGGATACAGAGACGTGATCAAAGCGCTTGTAAGTGTTCCTCATGCAGAAGCCAAGGCTCTTTTAGATGAGCTTCTTTCCGAGGTCTACAAGGTTGATGGTAAGAGCGAGATCAAATTCTCCTTTGATGATGCAGACGGTTATATCTCCAGCCCGTTGACCATTCTCAAACTCAGAATCGAGAGCTTCAAGGCGAACTTCGGTTTTTTTCCAGACTTGATACGCCAGTTCTCCCCCGCCGTGCAGAATTCTTAGCCGATTGTGCCAAGATCAGAGGCGTAGCGGTCACAACTCAGCTATCGCCTCTGATCTCCCGTTTAATCAACGGCGGCATGGCGTCCTTGGTCGAGCTTCAGACACAACTAACGCTGGCAGATGCCTACGCATTAGACGAGGCACTTTTGATTAAGAACTACAACTCATGGGTGGCGCAAAAGAGCGCTTAAGAACATGGCTCAAAAGACCGACTCTTTAGTAATTGATGTATCCGTCAACTCGAATGACGTAGTTAAATTCTTCGAGCTGATGTCTGAGAAGCTGAATCAGTTGCTCGGATTTGCTCAGGAGGCAGGCGCAAAGCTTGACGCTCTGGGAGAAGGCTCTGACGGTATCAAAGAGGTCTCTTCTTCTATAAATGAGGCTGGACAAAACGCCAAGAAAACCTCTAAAGATTTAGAGAACGTTGGAACGAGCGGTAAGAAAGCAGGGAAGGATGTTTCAAAGGCTTCAAAGGATGCCTCGAAATCTCTTTCTCAGCTGGATTCAATGGCGAAACAAGTCTTTTCCGCCATTAAGAGTTACGCTGCTCCGCTGGCCGCTATGTTTGGTGCCAAATTCATGTTTGGCAATTACATAGATGAAGGCGCAAAGCTTGACGACATCTCTAAAAAGGTCCGGATGAATGTGTTCGAGATTGATGCATGGCGAAAAGCGAACGTAGCAGCAGGCGGAAGCGCCGAGGCATTCACTCAGGCCATGCAAGCGTTTACTGAGCGCACCGGAGCAAGCGGAGAAGTTTTCCTTCGTATGGGAAAACAACTCAACGGCATGACAGGAGCTCAAGCGAACTACGCTCTGAAATACCTCGGACTGACCCGTGAAAGTGCCGCTGTTTTTCTGCAAAACAACAAGCAGATGGGGGAGCTGGTTGAGACATATCGAAAACTCGCCTTAACGCCTAAAGATGCAGAGAATGCCAGACGCTTCAAAATTTCGTGGCAAGTGACCGGAATGGCGATTCAAAGTATCGGTAATGAAATTGCGAAATTTTTCCTTCCGTACATTGAGAAGGCTGTCACGACATTTGGCGAGGCATCCGCTTTTATTGGCGGGCACAGTCAATTTATTCAATTAGCTCTCAAAGGCATTTCGATAGCCGCGGTCTTAGCATTCGGACCAAAATCAGCCTTGATGATGTCCGGAAAACTATTGGGCGCACTGACAAGCCCGATTGGTCTTCTTATTGCCGGAGTTCTCCTGCTTGCCGGAGCTATCGATGACTTGATTGTCTTCACTAAGAGCGGACCGAGTGTATTTGAGGATTTCCTGAAATCTGTAGGCTATACAGACGATCAGATTAAAGGAATCCGCAAGTCGTTTCAGGACGCTTGGAAGTCAATCTCAGACCTTTTAGACAAACTTTCACCGCTCAAAGACATGTTCCTGCAGGCCTTCGGGGACGTGGTTGTGGCAGCCATAACAGCGGTCGTGGGGTTTATCGGGGATTTAGCGAAGAACATTGCGAACCTGATAAATACCGTTCCAAAGATGAAAGAAAATTTCGTAAAGGCAGGAAACGAAATTAAAGCCGTCTGGGACGGGATTTTTAATTGGTTTGAAGAAAAATTCAAAATCTTCACAGATTGGGAAATGCCGGACTGGGTTTCTAAGTCTGCAAACGTTGTGGGCGGATGGTTCGGTTTTGGTGACGATAAGAAGGCACTAGTTACAGCACCTCCGGGAGCTCAGGCCGGCGCCGCCGCTTCGATTGTTCCTAGGGCTTCCTCTTCGGTTATCAACGCGCCGATGAAGACGGATGTCAGCATTACGATTCAAGGTAATGCCGATCCTAAAGCCGTACATGACGCCGCCTACCGTGCGGTCATGGAAGGTCAGGGAGATTATGAGGATATGCTGCAGAATGCGGCCAGCGGATATCGTCAAGGTGGTGGTTAAATGGCTAGTCTAAACTCTGTAATGTCCATGGGATGGGCGGTAGTCGGAAATAACCTTCTGCCGTTCGTTCCGTACACCTCTATTGGAGCAGTTGATGCAGATAAATCTTCAAGGGTTCCTACAGAGCCCATTGAAAACGGCCAGCTGGCAGCATTCAACATTGTTCGAGAACCTGAGCGGGTTAATGTAGAGTTTTTATTTAACGGCAATTACGCCATTCAGGTTTTGGCCCTTGCCATGCTTGATAGGAGATTAAACAGCACCGACACCTGCACGATATTTAGTCCTGCCAAAATTTGGCGAAATATGGCGCTCGATCACTATGATTTTTCCCGAACTCAAACGACGGGCGCCTCAATGCTCAACGTCCACGCCTCGTTCGTTGAAATTGTCTCTGTAAACCTAAGCCAGCAAAAAACCTCGTACTCGCCCAAGCGTGCAACTTCGGCCAATAAGGTGAATACCGGGCAAGCCCAAGTGAAACCAGGGGTCTTAAAGAGTATTACCAACTTATTTAGGGAACCTCTGCACAAAAGGTGGGTGATGTGATATAATTAGCACACTACCGAAAAGTGTGATTATGAAGATTAAAGCTCCCTCATTTGCTGATTTATTCGCAGAAACCTCCCCGCAGCTGGGCGGTGCCAGAAGAACTAAGTTCCTTGAGACTTTGGACCGTATCATTCCTTGGCAGGATTTGAAAGCGTTGATCGGACCTTATTACAGTGAAGGTAAACGCGGTGCTCAGCCTTAT